GATCGTTTGAGCCTCAATGCCACCGGGTCGAAAAAATAACCCGCTGCAAAAGCCCCTGCCGCGATCGCCGCCAAGAATGCCGCGACGCCGAAAGGCCCGGCCCAAAGGACCAATTGAACAAGCTTCCAAGTGACAAATCCTAATTCGTCCATGTTACCACGCACTCGCTATTTCTTTGTTGATTCGTGCTATTTCCGCTTCACGCCCCGCAAACGTCACCGGCAATTTTAACTCATCGATCGCCGCATAGACTTTGTTCATTGCCTCGATTCGCTTGACTCCAGCATTCTCCTCAATAAACTTGGTCCATTGCTCTTGGTCCTTGATTTCGCCGCTCTCGATCTTCGCTGCCGCATCAAGGAAGGCTTGTTTGTACGCCGCCCTGATCGATGGGATCGTCGACCGGACAACCGCCGTCACCCCGGCAGGCTTAGATGGATCACCCCCTCCCTTTGGCTGTTGGGCCATCGCATAGAGGACTAGCCCCGCGATGATCGCCCAAGGAATCCAGTTGTTTTCTTTCTTCGCCATCCGTCTCTCCAGTTTGCCCCCTGCCAACTCACCGAGCCCCTATTTGCTTGGTAAAGTTCGGGTTGGCGAGGGGTTATTCGTCGTCGTCGTCGTCACCGTCATCGAATTCGCCCGCATCCCATGCCGTTTGGAGGATGTAGCCCATCGGAGCATCGGACGGATCGTAAGCCGAAAGATAGCCGTTGTCCTTGGCCCATTTCCAGACCTTGAAAGCCAACTGAATCAGAGCGAAAATCATCGCGATTGTCGCGGGGTCGAGCCCGTAAAGCCCGACAAGCTTCGACCGAAGGGCCTTTCGAGCCTTCCGAGTGTTGCCGTCTGCGTCGGCGTAAGCCTGGGCGAAATCCGCGTTGTGCTTGCGTGCTAGCTCCTGGAGCCGTGGGAATGCAATCACTTTGCCACCTCCGGCTTTCGGATGCCGCGACTGACAAGCCAGCCGGTAATCAAGATCGTTGCGTTGTCAGTCAGCCACTTCAGTTGAGTCTCATCGAATGGCAATCGGTCCTTCAAATAGACCGAAATGACCAACGCAACCAGCCCTCCGACAAAGGCTTTGTTGCGATCTGATGCAAAAAATCCGCTCATTTGGTTTTTCTCCTTTGTAAACATCTTATCCCCAGTCAAGGGGCTTGACAATCACCGGGGGCCCGAATTTCGCTTTTGCCGCTTCCTGGCCACCGGCTTGGACTTTGGCCGCCCGCGTCCCGGTCGCTCTTGGTTGAGCCTGTGGCGATGGTTGACGGCTTCAAAAATCAGGTGGGCCATCGTCCAGCCCTTCGCCTCTGCGATTTCGGACCAAGCCGCCCAAACTTCGGGAGGCTGGATTATGTTTTTGCGTTTGGTCATTTGCCTGCCTTGTTCCGTAGATCCTCAATCCAAAACTGCCCGGGGTCGAAAACATCCGCCGAGTACACTGCCACGCCTAATGCCGCCCAATAGTGAGTAGCCACGCCGTAGAGCTTGCCCGGTTGTTTTTTGGTGCCAACCGGCCCGAAGCGATCGATAAGAGCCTGCCGGACATTGGCATCCTTGGCCCTCATCGAATTGCACAGGTGCATCTTAACCGCTCGGCGAGGGACAAGGCGTAAGTTCCAACCGCCATCGTACAATAGCGATGCAAACCAGCCGATGCCCGCTACAGTGCGAAACGTCTCCTGGCCTACCGCCATTCCGAAGCACTCGATCCACTCGACGGAAACAAAGTCGACGCCTTTCAGTAGCGGTCCGATCGAAATCGAATCAAGCTTAAACACCGGAATCGATTCGAGCCTGATAACCCTTTCCGCTACGGAGTCCCACCAGACAAACGCACTTTCAACCGGCCCGGGGTCAATGCCTAGATAGATCATTCGCCCACCTCCTTTTTGTCTTGCTCTTTAAGTTTCTCGATGGCGGTTCGATAGGCAAAGGATTTGCCTAGCTGGTAGTTCACGTGTGTTTCGTCGTCAGTCAGCATAAGCTCATTCATTCGGGCTATCGCCTCAAGCCGAAGCCCCTCAAGGTATTCGATAAATTCTTTGCGTTTCATTCGCCCACCTCCCTGAACTTTCGATAGAACACCCACTTTTCGCCGTGAGCCTTGCCCCGCTGGATTGCTTCGTGGACCCGCATCCCGATCGTGAAATTGCATAGCCGGTATTTGCCGTCTCTGTCGGCCCACTGCAAATCACCCGCTTGAATCGTGTCGGCCCCGTCGAGCGATTGCATCGAGCCTTTAATGTCGATTGGGTCGGCTTGGTCGTAGTGCTCCAGTTCCGCAATCGTGCAATAGCGATGGAACTGGCCGCAATTGGACTCGAATCGATATTGGCGGCTTGGCCCCCTGACGATCGAAAGAACAATTCCTTCCGTCCCGTGCCGATTATGCCCGGGCGAAACAAATCGCACCGCATCGCCAACCTTGATGCCGTCTGTGCAGGGGCTAGGGGCTAGAGGGTCGCTCGAACTATCCGGGATTTCCGAAGGGCTGGATTCAGTTGTTAGGGATTCCTCGATAGCTGGCGTTCCGTTCACCGCATCATTCGCCGCCCAAATCGCTTTCATCGTTCGTTCGGCTAGCTTCTGGCCTCGCGTCGGCTCTTTGGGTAACTCCTCGACGGGTCGGCAGTCGCTTCGCTTCGCTTCAAAGACTGCACCATCGTGCCTGATATCCATGTAAAGGCTTTCATGATTGTGGACCATAGCCACTTCGCACAACACCCAAACCCTATCGCCGATCTTAACTTGCTCACTCACCTTGCACCTCGATTCCTGTTTTTGAAAACTCTCTGTTCGCCGCCCAAAAACTTTGACCGTAAACTTCGGTCGTCAGCCTTGCGCTAACATTGTCAACTTCGGCCACCTTGGCTTTGATCCAAACGGTATCGCCGACTTTCACTTGCCCGCCCTCCTTGCCGGATGGTTCTTGTTTGTCAATTTCGTGATCCATTGCCTAAGCTCCTTGTTTCTTTCCTGTAGTAATCTCACCCGCATTTCCAACCAGTACACTTTGTCCTGGAGCTTGCGCGTCTTTTCGTCGTCATTTTCCTTCATGCCTCACTCGCTCATCGTCAACGATAGCCTCAAGGGCCTGGAGTTGATACCGCTCCCAATGCTGGCCTTCGCTTAGCATCATATTGATCGCCATTTGAAACGCTCCAGCCGCCATACGATCGTAGCCGCTAAAGTCCCTTGGGTTCATCGCGCTTAACGCCGCCTCTGCGTACCGCCTGAATTGTTCTCTGTCTTCCATTTGTTGCTTGTTCATTAAAATGCTCCGTTGTTAAAATTATCGTGCAAGGGCTTAGCCTGCATGAAACCATCCGAAAATCGCTTCCCGTTGAAGCTAAGTGTAATTTGTGCGATCTTTCCGTTCCTTTGCTTCTCAAGCAACAGGCTAGCCGTCTCGCTGTCTCTCTTCTCTCGATGCAACAGCATTACGATATCCGCATCCTGCTCGATCGCCCCTGAGTCGCGTAAGTTGCTAATTCCAGGCACCTCCCCCTCGGCTTGACGCCCTAGCTGGCAAAGCACTAGCAACGCAATGTTTAACTGCTTGCTGATCCGGGCTAGGTCGTTGCTTATCATCGTCACCCGCTCGTAAATCGACTTGCCCTCCGAGGCCCTGATTAGCCCGAGGTAATCAATTACCGCTAGCTTGATGCCTCTTTTGGCAACCTCAGCACGTAGCCTAGATTCGATCCTAGCGACATTAGCCCCGCTGGCCTGCCAAACGTACAATGGTAGCTTCCTTGCATCGTCGCAAGCCTTGAGCATCCCAAATACCTTTTCGTCGGTGTAGCTTAGCGTCTGCATTTCCGTGATGCGCATGTTGGCGTCTCGAACGAATTGCCGTTGGCTAATTTGCTGGTTCGACATTTCGAGCGAGACGAATAGACTCGGATGCCCGCTGCCCGCTGCGTGATGCGCGATATCCATAGCCATTGCCGACTTGCCGATCGACGGCCGCGCCGCAAGGATTGCGTAAGACCCTAGCGGGATGCCGCCCGATAGCACCTCATCTAGTTCGCGAAACCCTGTCTGAACCACTGAGGATTGAACCTTGCTCGATCTAGCGTCCTCAAGGGCCCCAAGGTAGTTCGACATCATTTCCCCGATTTGCTCTATGTCGTCGCTTCCAGTCCCCTTGGCCTTGGCTAGTTTCTGTTGAGCAAACCCAATAACGTCGTCTGGCTCGAAGGATAATGCTTGGGCTTCTGCCAATGCAAGTTCCAAGGCAACCACAACCCGCCTACGCTCTGCCCATTTTGCAAGC